TACTAACGTAGCCGCTCCACTTGTGCCTGTTGTAGTTAAAGTGAGCGTATTTTGTTTGGCATTCAATGCCGTTTGCGTAAGTGTGCTAATTGGTTTATTTAAATCGCTTGTATTGTCTACATTTCCTAAACCTACCGCAGTTTTATCTAACGTCTGAAACGTCTTATCACCTCTGTAATATTGTGACGTTGTACCAGCCGTTATTGTGTCTTCTTTTGCGTTTAAAGCCGTTTGTGTTGCAGTTGAAATTGGTTTGTTTAAGTCGCTCGTATTGTCAACATTAGAAAGTCCGACATCTGATTTTGTTAAATCAATATTACCAGCACCCAAAAGGCTTTGTCCTTCAAGTGTTTTGATGTTTGTACCGCTTACTAAATCGTCTTGCTTTGCGTCTAACGCTGATTGTAAATCTGTTTGTGATGATAACGTGCCTGTTATCGAACCCCAAACACCCCCGCTGCCTCCCGAGGGTGACTTAAAACCCGTGTTAGTAAGTAAAAAAGATCGTAATGTAGCGATAGTATAGGCAGTTGTACCGGCTTCGTTATATACTGATGCAACACGCGTGAAATCTATATATACCGCCCTTTGATTATTTACGGGAAATGTACTATTGATATAAAACCCTGACGCATTTTCGCTGTAACTTGAATAGTTTTTTGGGAACACGGCGGTAACTCCGCTAAGTTCGGTTACTATGTAGTTGTCTTTTAGGTAAATCTTATCCATTATAATACGTTCTATTTGATTTAAACTTGTCGCTTACTTTACACGTTAATGTTGCCTTGCGTGATAGGTCTTTATACTCGATTTGTGCGCTTTCAGATACGATTACCGGCAAATCCAAGTATCTGTAACTGTGATTGTGAGCATTATAATCCGAAATAAACAACTGATTTTCACTCAAAAGGTACAATTCAACCATTGGTCTTATAATACATTCATCAGATGGCTCTGTAATTATCTCGTAATCGTTCAGATTCTCACGTATCACGCGCTTCATTTCGCGATTATCGTAAATAATGTTATCAATTTCAGTGTTCGGTTGGCGATTTCCAATGTAACCAAAGAACCTATGTGTGCTTTCAACATTCGATGCGGTGAAATCTATCTGATCAACCTCATGATACCCGTTAAAAATAGCCTTAATTCGAGCCGTTTTAAGAGCGTTTTGTATAGTGTAAGGCTTTAGATCATATTTACCCCATATAAACTCGCCCTCAACGCCTGAAATGATGAAACGAACCTTTAATGTATAGCATCCAACACCATCAGATGCAAGAACATCCGACCATTCAACAGTTGTATAGAACGCATTTGGCTCATTTATGAACGAATAGTTAGGGCAAATGTATGTGGTTGGTAATCCATTTTTTAACAGTTCGAATTCGTAAGTATCACCAAGTCCTGAAAGTTTAATCCATGCGCTTGTTTGATCTTTTTTCCATGTTTCTTGATCAGGTGATCCAAGTACATAGTAAGAACAACAGCAATCTTTTAATCCGCGATTTTGCTCAACGAAAGTATCAGGTAATTTAACCACTTCATACTGCCGAAAAATACGATCCTCGCGGAATGAACATACACATTGTCGAGTAACTATTGTAACGCCTATAAAAATAGATTCCCAAGCCGCCGATAATGGACAAGGACTGTCAAGTATTAAACGCGCAAATTTCTCACCTCCAGTGCTATCCTGTGTTAGATACCAACATGAATCCTCTTCACTGTATGAAATAAAATAATTATTCGCAAGGTATATGAATGAATAGTAATAATATCCGTTTAATATACCGGCTATATTTGCACTAAAATACTGCGTTCCATCTTCATCTGTCCATTCAACTCTAACACACGTACAATAGCTACATGGCGCAGTTATAAACGTATCAAAGTAACCCTCATCAACCCAATCAGGCATTGATGCGGTTGGACATTCAGCAGATGACTCCCAAAAGGTAACTAATTCAACACCTTCAACACCATCTGTTGAAACCTCCCAAGAGCCATCATTCCAAATGGAATAGGTAACCCCATCAAAGGTGAATTCATACGTGTTGAAACCACCAAATGTACCGTTTGCGTTGGCTTGAATGGTTTGTGTAACATCTGAACCAGCTAATTGGAACGTAATATTTATGCAATCACACATATTAGTATATCTTATTTAATACGCAAATATCCGAATAAATAGAATTTAATGCACTGTTTGAACTCCATTGCGCTTGAATATCCAAAGTGTTGGATGTTGTTGTACTGAATGTTGTGTTGTTTACTTGATTCCAAGCAAATCCTTCTTGCGTTCCTGATGCCACTTTTAAAATGTGGAATTGTGCAAGTGTAACCAATTGAGCAGTTCCAGCCGCACCAATTGCGCGAACAGTGAAATTTACCGCCATGTGCCAAACTTGTGGTGTTGAAATTGTCGGCATAACCATTGCCGGTGATGTCGCTAATATAACCGCACCACTTCGCAAAGTGATAGTCAATGTATCATTGTTCTTTGCCGTGATCAACCCACCTAAATCAACGCGAAATGAATCACCTACTTGAAACGCTCCAGCCGGTACAGTTAACGTACCAACACCACCATCTATTATTGTTGCCGCAGTTGTTGTTGCAGTAACTGGTGTTGAATTACCCGTTTGCGCAAATAACCCTCGCGAAAACTGATTTAAAAATACGTTACCTTTTTGCTTCTTTGATTCATAAACACCAGGCGATACATACGCGTCAATGTCGTAATAATCCTCACTGTTGAAGGTTGTGCTTTCTGTTGGATATTGATTGATTTTGATTCCCATAATTATGCTATTTGTTTTGTTTCACCCCATGTTGTAACCTTTGTTACATTGTCAGTGGTTGCTTTGTTTACTAAACTTTCTTCACTTGCACATCCTTTGATTTTGGTTGTGAATTTTACGCCATTACTCAAGTCCATAATTGTTGGATCAAAGTAACACTCCATTACCGCCACATTTACCGATGGATAAGTTATGTTAACCAATGCGCCCGATATTGGACTAAGTGGATTACTTGGATTATAATCATACGGCACAACCGTTGACACTATGTAACGCGGTGATGATTCAGTAGGTTCTACGGTTATCATTCCCCATGTTTCCAATGGATTCCATCCCGTGCCATCAGTTAATGTGTGCGTTGCAACAATTCGATGTTGTTCTCCATCAATTACTACCTGAACATTTTGCCCTGTTGATAGGCGGTATAATTCAATTTCCTGATCAATTTCAGGATCAGAATCATAGTTGTTTATAGTTACGTTATTATCGTAAATGTAAGCAAGTCCACCTTTGATTAACTGAACGTACAATCGAACTGACCAATCGCCCGTTGAATCATACGGATACCAGTTCTTTGTTTGATCATTAGGATAGAAATCAGCATCTGCATTATTCTGTGGTAGCCAATATTCCCATCGATAAAGGAAAGGAAAATACAAATTGATCCCATACTCGCCCGTTATATCAGCGGAAGGTAATAGGAACAAAGACGCATCACGTTTAACCGATGTCGTTGGTAATTGGCTTTGTACCGGAATAGTTAAATTCAAAAGGTGTTGCGTTCCATTAAAGGGAACACTTGTAAAATCAAAGAACACCTGATTCAATGTGAATGACTCATTCGTTACAGAATTGTGCGCCTCAATACGCGCTGTCATGCTTTCGTATTGTTCGCCTTCCTCAAGTCTAAAAATCCCGCTAAAGCCAAAATCATCCTCAATGTTACCCGTGCAATTAGGATCGTTGTTTATTGCTTCAGTTAATTGCTCTGAATGATCAAAGAAATCAACCCGTACAGGCGTTAACGCGCCCCCAATTGGCGGTGTTGTTTCAAGTTCACCACTAAATAAAAGTAGGTTTACTGTTCCCCATTTTGCCCATACATAAAAGTTTCTATTGCCTAATTCTAAGCCATCAAAGAACGTATTAAAGGCGGCATTAGGAGTAAATGTATAGTTCACCGTTCGAACCGTTCCAACCGTTGTAACGCTGTTTATTTGCAATGTGTAACCAGCACCAAATTCATTTAACTCTGATGATACAGGAACGCCAACTGTAAACTCCGTTGATGGAATAGCCATTGTAATTTGGCTTTGATCAAAAGGTCTGTTCTTATAATACGTTGTATCAATCGAAATATAAGCCGATCCAAAGCCATAATCATTAGATGCTGAATCAACTACAAATTCTCCTGTGGTTGGATATTGATAATCTAAATAGTCGATACCTTGAACAAGCGTTGCGTTTGCAACTTGCGTGTTATATGCCTGATCAAACCAACCAGTATCAGCCGCATCATTAAAAACTTTTATTGTCTTTCCAAACGGCTCATTTGCAAGTGATGCCCACTCTAATTTGACAAATGATTTAAGACAATTAGATGTTTCAAACCATGTGGATGAGTAAATACCCGATTGAATAAAGTTGATTGTTAATTCATACGCGCGTTCATAGGCATTAGGATTGGTTAATCTTCTAAGTGTTGATGTTGCCTCAAATTGTCCTGATTGCAACCCCGTTTGAACACCCGTTAATGTAGTAGATGGCGTTATACTATTGATCCCTGTAAACTTGAAACGCGTAACCTCACCATCTATTAACGAAAATTCTGTACCGGCAGTGCTATTTAGCACCTGATTTAACAATACATCTAACGTGTCGCGATCTCTACCGGTAACGTGTATGGTTGCGTATTGTTGATCCGTTACGTTATACCAACCTAACAACGTGTTAACGCCAATTACGTTATCATCAATGTACATTATTTCAGCCGGATAATCAGTTAATGCGGTTGGTGAATATGGATCCCAAATACTGATAATAATATCATCACCCAACCTAAATCCTTCCTCAACCCAACTAAGCGAAGGTGATGTAATCTCATACGGATAAACAGATAAATTTAATTGAAAAGGTGATTGTTGCGAGGATAGCCTGATTGATGATTGAATCTCTAATTCAAGCGTAACTTGATCACCCGCGTTTGCCTGAAAAAATCCAAGTGAATTACCGAATATATCAGTGTAAGTTTTAGATGTTATTTGTATCGGCATATCGCTTCGAAATTTCTGTTATTTTATTCATGTCACCACTTTTGGCGGCTCTCATTACGGCTTGAATGTCCAATTGAATAGGTAATACTTTTGCTTTGTGTTCATCAGGCAAATTGCTTAGAATCTGATCATTTTGCTTGAGCAATTTATCCAGGTTCTTTTTTACTTGCTTAACTATCTCTTTTGTGTTTTCCATTAATCATTAATTGTTAACGTGTAAACCCTTCCATCAGCGTAGTTGTTAGGCTCTTTGTAGGTTATAACAGCCTGTGTTTTCTCATCAATCCACTCTAACCTTAGAATCTCACAACTAACTCCATCAATTTCAACGTAGTTGTTATCCAACAAAGTTACGAAATCCGATGCTTTAATCCGCACCCTTGCATCTGTTTTGATGATATAGTCGTTCAAAGCGATCTGTTCGATGTAGTGATATTTATTCCAAAGCGATCCAGCACTCACATAATTCATGAAGTTTTGTTGCTGTCTACCGCCTGATGTATAGAGTAATTTTGTTACCGTAAACACGTTCTGACTAATCACTAATACGCCAACTCGCCCATCAATCTTTGCGGCAAAGTTAGTACCACCACCAAATATTGCTGTTGCCTCATCCGCTAATTCAAAGAATGTTTTGGCTAACTTTTCAAGCCAATTTAACTTTGCTTTACGCTGACCAAGTGCAAAAGGTATATCAACCTCATTCAATCCTTTAATCGAAACAAGGTCATAATTAACTATGTTAGTAGGCTCTGTTGAATATTCAGCTTGTGCGTAGTCGTATATCTCATCCAACGTATGCGAATCGCTCTGATCTAACGAATAGTGGATATAGTAACGCTTCCAAATGTCATCTACGTTATAACTAAATTGATCATCTCGATCAGGTTGTATAGTTAACGCTGGTTGAAGTTGTAAGTTAACCTGATTTTGCCCGTAATCCCTTCTTTCAAATCTAACTTGCCCGTTGTAAACAATGGTTTTACCGTTGAACATCTGTTCACACGTAGTAAATAACGAACCTAATGTACTAACAGTATCACTTGCTGAAGGAACGCCTTTATTGAACGGTTGTGTAAGTTCTTCAGGAAGGAAATCAAAGTAACTTTTTCTGTTTGGAATAAGCGGTACAGGAAGGATTGTATAGTTAGGATATTGATCAAACAATGTTGATTCGAATGTGTAACCCAAGTATTCGCATCCTTTTTTCATCAATTCTTGAATCTTTGCCGCTCTTAAATTGCGAACTGGCGGAAATATCAAAGCGAATAGTTGCGTAGTAAGGTCAACCAACGCAACAGTCAACGCGGCAATGTAAATAACTTGCGCGGCTATCTTTAGAATGTAGGCTATTAATGCACCCAAAGGGAATGAAGGCGGAACACCTGGATTTGGTGTTGATCCTTGCACACCATCTGCAATCATTGTAGACAAATCAGATACGGCTTGTATCAATTCTTTAGTCATTACATACAAAGAAATACCCAAAGTTATTGCAAGTTCAGCTTGGTTATCTTTTACGATGATGTATGGAACAAGAAACCTATCAAAATCAACGCCTTTTTTCAGCATTAATTCAAAGGTAGTACCGTTCGCATTGTCCATAAAGGAATCTAACGCCAATCTTCTTTTGATTTTCACCTCACAATCGTACAATCTAAACGTGTTAGCCGGATCAGTTAAATCAACATAGTAGTCCAAGCTGATATTTGAACTCATTTGAACGCGGTAAGGTATGCCCTCGAACACTCCAATAGTTGCGATGTGATCCTTTACTATCTGATATGCCTCACGCGGTAATTGTAACGTGTCAATATTCAACGAAAGTACTTCCGGGTTGCCTGTAAAGTCCGATACAACACCAATTGAATCGCGATTACGCGGTGAAATCTCTATATCATTTAAGAAATGGCGCATTATTTACGGATTTTGAATCGGTTAGTCTTCAATGTATTGCCTTGTTTGGTCGTTTTTACGATCTCCATAACGCTCGATGTGATTTCACCTAACTCAATATTGGTTTCAGGCTTATTTCTAATCGTATGCGTTAACTCATCCATCTTATTTACCAACAAAGATAAGTCAATTGCGCTCATTGGTTGTGTGCCTGTGATCAATTTACCGTTTTGGTATTCTTGTGCGACCTTAGCCAATTGTTCATTACTTAAAGAACCAATCTTTTCGTTCAGTGATTTAGGTACAACGCGCTCATTAGGATGAAGGATCGCATGAAACCCACCTTTACCATCAACACCCTCGCCATGTTTACCCGTGTTTTCTGTACCATCAAAGAACGTTGGCATATTCCCAAGTAATGTATTGGCGAATTGTTGCAATAGCACCGTGTCGCGTATCGTTTCCATTAGTGGATTCTCGGCGTTTGCAGCGACCTTTTGGTTGTATGTTTGATAAACACCACTTACCAACTCGATCATTTGTTTACGGCGCTCCTGTTGCTCCTTTTTGCGGTTAGCCTCATCAATTATACGCTGGTTTTCTGCAAGTGACTCACGCGCGTTTATATTGCCATTTGCGGCTAATTCTCTAAGTGTATCTTGTTGCTTTTCTGCTGCCGCTATTTCTTTGTCAAGTTGTGCAATGCGTTCATTTGATTTTTGGATAAAATAATCTGTTGCGAACTTAACCCATTCATTACGTTGTTCGGCTGTCATTTTTACTATTTCAACTTCTTTTTTCCCTAAGTTTAGTATTTTTAGTTCAGCCTCTTTTCGTAATCTATCTTGTTCGTTAACATCATCTGTTTGGGCAAGATCAAGTTTAAGTTGTGCAAGTATTTGCGCCTCACGCGCTTTGCGTAAATCCTCTTCAGCTTTTGCAAGTGCTTTGGTATCTTTTGTACCTTCCAATCTTTTAAGCGCAATTTCAGCCTCTAAAACAGATATATCAGCCGCACCAACAGCGCGTTGTTCATCCAATAGCATCTTGGCTTTTACATCTTCAGGATTCATTGAAAGCCTTTCAACTTCATTTAATAGTGTTAATTCCTCACGCTGTTTTCTAAATGCCGCCGCAATTGCCTCAACTGTTATTTTTTGTTCCTTTTGCTTTGGTATTTTGGCATTTATTTTTTTTGTGTTATCTTCTTGCGCAACACTATTGGCAATAACTTCGCTTGTTGCATCCTTTTGGCTTTCTGTTGTAGTATTTAATTCTTTGCGATATTCTTTTATTTTTTCATTTGCTCCAGCAATATTTGCCTTTAATTGTGCAATTTGATCTGTATTTGATGAAATTTGTTGATTGTACATACCAGCCGTTTTAGGCTCAAGTCTTATCATTTCTTCAGCGTTCTTAATATCCTTTTCCAATACTTTGATTCGTTCGGCATTTGCAATTTTTCGTTTATTAACGGCTTTTATATCTTCTTGTATTTCCTTTTGCGTTAGATTAATTGCGTATTGCTTACGTTTTAAGAATTGGTCTTCAGTTATTTTATTTTCATTACGCAATCGTTGTTGTGCTGCTATTTCTTTTTGCAAATCTTCTTGTCTTTTACTTACTCTTTCAGCCGCTTTTTGCTGCGAACCTTCAACCGTTTTATCTAACCTTGCTTGTGCTTCAGCCGCTGCATTTGCACCACTTGCGATGTCATAAAATGCAGTTGCAACCTCAATAAGTAAACCCAATATAACCATCCACGGAACAGCACTCATTGCATTACCAGCCGTTTTTGCTGATTCACCCGCTTGTTGCGCCGCTCTTGCCGCGTTTACTTGTTCCAATCTATATGCTCGTGTCATTGGTATCTGAGCCGCTAATTGTTTGCCGAATTCAGCAAATGAAAACGCTCTTGCTTTTTCAATAACTTGCAATGATACCTGAAGTGCTTTATATGCTCCCCATGCAACAACCAACTTACCTACTATTGAAATGATTGTGCCTAAATTAGCCGCTAAAAATTGTATTCCCTGAACCAATACTTGCGATGCACCTGATCCATTCATGAATCCAAGTATCACCTCTTCCCATGCACCGCGTAATTGCGTTAATGCGTGTGCTAATGTTTGTGTACGATCTTCGGCTTGTTTACTTGCTGTTCCTTGCGTGTACATCTTTTCGGTGAGATCTGCAATCCTATCTGTATTGGCAATCAAATTAGTTGCCGCAACAGCGTTTTCTGTACCGAATACTTTAACCAATGCCGCATTATCATTAAGCAATGGTTTTAATGCCTCTAAACGCTCGGAAAACGGCTTTGATGTATCTTGTAAATCAGCAAAAGAAATGCCTAACGCCTCCAATCTATCCTGTGCCTCTTTTGGCAAAGCATCCGGAGCGGATAATTTTAACATCACATTTCGTAATGCCGTACCCGCTTCCGCTCCTTTCAATCCTTTTTCAGCAAGTGCCTCAATCAATCCTGTTGATTCCTCCAATGATACGTTAGCCGTATTGGCAACAGCACCAAATTTGAGTAATGCCTCTGTTACTTGTGGAATTTCAGCCGCTCCAAATAATGCACCATTAGCCAACGCATCTATGAAACGACTTGCCTCTTCAGCCGGTGCGCCAAATTGATTCATTGCATCCGTTAACGCTGTTGCTGCTTCAGGTAATGCCATTCCTGACGCTTGACTCAATGTTATTGCCGATTCAGTTACAGCATTTAAAGCCTCTGCATTCTCTAATAATTCAGGTTTAGCCGATCCAATCAACTTATAAGCCTCAATTACAGCACTTGCACCACCTTCAACCTCCTTGCCTAATGTTAACGCCTGTTCTTTGAAAAATTCTAAGTCCTGACCTCCCGCACCCGTAATCGAAACAAGGTCAGCAATCGCCTGATCAAATTCAATTACCGAACGTGTAGCACCTTGTACGATTGTTCCTATACCAAATGCAACCCCAAATTGACCTAAAAACCCGCTTAATCTACCAAGTGCTTGTTGATAATTACCTACATTTCTTTGGTGTTGTCCAACCGTAGCATCAATTTGCTTTAGTTTACCATCTAACGCGGTGATTTGTGTAAGCAAATTCCTTGCCTCTGCCGTGTTTTCTTTGTTCTGTACAGCTAAATCCTTGTAACGCTTCCGAAGTTCGTTTAATTTGGCTGATTCTTGACTATATGCGCTGTTTTGTTTAGCGGTTTCTCTTGCAACTTTCTCACGCGCTTTTGCCTCGCGATCTAATGCCGCCTGTTGATCTTTCTTTAATTTGATTTCCTCACGTTCGGATTGAATGGATAATTTGCGTAATTTTTCCTGTTCCTGATCAATCTTTACCGTTTGTTCTTTTACTTGATTTGCCTTTTGTGTAGCCGCAATTAATTCGTTAATGGATTTGGTATCGCCAACAGTTGCGCCGCCAATAGTCTTTTTTAACTCGTCAGCCGTTTGTTTAAGTTCGGTTTTAAACTTACCAAGCGTATCAATTGCTTGTTCTGCTGATTGTCTTATACCGCGAAATATATCTTCGCTTTCAAATATATCAGTTGCCTTTATTTGCTTTGCCATACTCCTTTAACAAATTAAAATATTCACGTGCCGTTATTTGTTTAGGGTTGATCCATTGACCAATCCATTTGCTTATATAAATTAACGTCTGCTCAATTGTCATTCCATTGCCGCCGTTTGCCATCATTGATTGCAGTTTCGCGGCTTGTATTTGAGCTTCGGTTAACTTAAACCGATCACCGGTAATTACATAATCCAATTCAATCAATGCCTTTTTACGCATTGCATCCAGCATTTTTTTATACACTTCGCTCAATCCGAACTCATCAATATACGAATCATGTACCTTTGTCCATGCCTCAATGTCATCTTTCGCGTTGCCTTCTTTTGTCTTTCTAACGTGCGTTAAATCCCCTTCAGTGCATTTAATCCAGTTATATAAAGGCATATCATCAATTGATTGATAATAGTCGCTTATATTCGTAGTTAAATCGATCAATGAGTTCTTGCGCCAATTTCTCTTTGCTTTCGTCAGTAAGTCCAATAATTTCGTAACCATATTCTTGAAATAGGTCTGTTGTTTGTCCAAATTCATCCACCTTTAAACCATCACCGTTGATCTCAATGTAATCATTAAATACTTCAATCATCATTGAATTGTAAAATTCTCCCGTGTCGTATAAAGTGAATGGTGTTCCTTCTAATTTTTCAGGGTTGAACATTTCTGTTGCCCGTGAATAAGTGCCTATAATTTGCCCAAATTCATCAACCCCTTCATTATATAATTGATCCCATCTGATCCAATCAAGTATTTCTGTTTTGAATTGTTCATCCCTAAATACCTCTTTCCATACATCCGCAAATGTGATACGTGTCGCTTTGTTTAGCAAATCACCTATGCGAGTATTCATGAGATCAAACATATATCAAAGTTAAGCAAAAAAAGGGGTGATATTTCACACCCCTCTTTACTATTGTTCGTTATCGGTCTTCGGTTTCTTCTTTGGCTTTTTTTGCTTTCCGTGTACCGATTCCCAAGCCGCTACAAGTACGTTCTTAGGATAATTCGGAAACCTATCGCACAGCTGTTCAAATGTTGACTCCAAAATGAATTCGCCATTGATGCTGTACTTGCCAAAAGTAACGTAACTCATTACGCCGCAGTGAATGAAATTTCACCATCATAACCAGCCTTATCCACGCTGATGACAACGTCATCACCAGTTGTTGCGGAAAAGTCGAAATCATACGTTCCAGCTGATATTTCATTAACACCAGTAAATGTAGCAGATACACCATTAACAGTAATGTTAAAATCACCCGCAACCGCTCCTGTAAATTGGATAGGGTTCAATGCAGTACCGTAATCCAATACTAATTCAGCAACTAACTGACCAGCAGTAACAACTGAATTGTTGAAATTAACATCTAACAATCCGTTAAGATCGTTGAAGTTTTGACCAGCTTCAGTTGGTGTGATCATGTACATAGTTGACTCATCAAATAAACGATCAAAGTCGAATGCTACCATTACCTTTGAAGTAGTAGTATCAGTTGCGAACATATACGTTGGATTGAATGATTGGTTATCAACAGGGATAGGGTAAAGTCCATCACCAATTTTAGAACCGATCAAGTTACCATTAACGTCTACAATGTAAACACCGAAATCAACACAACGATTGTTGCTTAATTTACCATAGAAAGTAGGTGTTTCATTCCACAATTCACCAGCGAATGAACGCTTTCCTTGACGAATGAATACCATACGCCCACTGTTAGCCTCTTCGAAGATAGTGTCAGCCTTTGGCAATTCTACATTTTCGAATCCTTGTAAAGGGAACCAACGCTTTGAAGAATCAGCCTCGTTGATAAGGTCTGCCCATGTTGGCAAAGCCGCATCTAAATCAATGAAATTAGCGGTTCCATCAGCCGCAGTAAGTGGAACCATGATTAGTCCACTTGTTACAGATTGAATAGGCAAACATCCTGGTTTACCCGTGTTGCTCAATCCAGCATTACAATTACATCCTAAAGCCATTTTTTTTTACTTTAAATTATTTAACATTTACAATTCTCTTTGTACTTCGTAAGGGTGATTCTCAACTCAACCCCACTTAAATTTGCATCCAAGACATTCTGAAACATTCCGTTATCGCGCTCTACACCGAATCGGCTGAACGTAATAATGTCGTAATTTTCAATTGTCTGATAATTTCGGTTAGCCTCCACTACTTTGATAAACTCATCGCATAACCTTTCCATAGGATAAACTACATTCTCGCGGTGATCAGCAGTGTAATACTGCGCTACATTCGTTTCATCTAAAAAGAACAAACGCAAATCGCTCTCGAATTCAATTACACTATCGCGCCCGAACCTTCTTAAACGGATGACTTCCAACAACCAAATCAATGGTGTTTTCTTCATTAGGTTTTTTTCCGCTTTGCTCCATTCGCTATTGGTTGCTAACTTTGTGCCGGTAATCCAAAATGGCTCGTTTAAATACATCAATGTAGTTGGATAGTTAATGACTCCAACAGGCTTAATTCTGATGTATTCATTTGGCTCAACTTCAAGTATTTGATAGTTGTTGTTTAAATCATCCTTTATGTTTTTGCCAACTCGCGCCCATTTTGTATCGCAAGTATAAAAGCGCATTGTAGGTTGGTCAAACGTGCCTGTGATTTCAGGATCGATTTGATCAAACAATTGCTTTATTTCTTGCGTGATTTCGTTTATCATAACCAGTAAGCCATTTGTTTAGCAACACCATTCCATTTTGAATAATCGCCTTTACCCACGTTTACAATCAACAACTTAGCTGAATTATTACCTCCAATAAGTGTTACTTCATCACCTGATGAATAATTTATACCCTCATCGAGAACAGCAATATCACCTATCGAACCGCTTGGATCAAAAAAACAATTGATTTTGAATCCTGTGCCTGTGCCACCTACCGGAAAATAAATTCCATCATTGTAACTATTACCAATGTTTAAAACGCCGTAATTTAACACCTGACCAGCTTGTAATTGATAGCGGTAAATGTACCATTGAATGGCTCTATACGTCTTTAAAGCCTCCCAATATCGCGTGTACATCATGTTGTACAAAGTAGTAGCAGTTAGGCTGTTTTCCCCTTGAGGAATCTTTTGCCCTTGCGATGTGATTTGGTTAGCCGTATCTTTCACATATTCAAAGTAAATAAAGCCTTTGAGCATATCTAAAATGCCCTTTGATACTATCACATTGTTATACGTGTTGTATGATGTAAGGAAACCGTTAGAAGTGTTGTCCAAATGAAAAGGATCAAATACCTTTTGAAAGTTAGGCGATTCAGGATAATTGTTGTTATCCAAGTCGTTGATGAAATCATCATACAAAGATGCACCGAACAAATCGATCAAATACTGCTCTTCATATATCTGAATATACTCCAACAGCTTTGCTTGGTCATACATTCCTGTATGCAATTCATATTTACCCGTGAAATCGTCTAAATCTAAAAGCATTTGTTACTTATTTTTTGAGTTTACCGAACTTGTTTTTAAGGAAGTGTTTAAGCATTGCGCCGGTTATTTTCCAAACAGTGCCTTTTGGCAAGTGCTTGTTTTTACCGTTGCTTTCGAACTCGTAATAATCTTTATCGTTTACGTCAATGTCAAGTGAAAAGCCTTCTTCATTCTTAATGAATTTAGCATCTACTTTTGGCGTGTCCAAAGTTATTTCGATGTCCCCATCTTCCTCACGTGTGAATGTTACGTCTACATTCTTTGTGTCGAGCGATACGTCTATTTTTTTACGTCTTTTCTTTTTTTCCATAGTGCAAATAAAAGTGGGGATGAGGCTATCTCACCCCCTTATAAATTTAATCAGCCGAATCTAACGCTGCGATTGCAGTTGTGAAATCACCCGTTACAAACGCCTCAACTTGGTTGTTCTTAACATAATGCGCTGCTCTCATTTCAGCCAAGATAGTAACCATGTTACGTTGGAAATCGTCATTAACATAACCTACTTGTAAGTTCATGTTTTCACGAATACGAACGTTTGATTTGCTCATATCACCAACAAGGAACGTGTCAGGAGCGATGTTAGTTGAAGTAACAACAGTCAATCCAGCCAACATCATGTTGCGATCCCAAAACGCTGGGTAAGTGTAACCACCATCAGTTGCTTTTGTCAACTCAATTTTAGCTGCATCTTCAGGGTGCAACAATACGTGAGTAGGCTCAAAGTTAGCACCTTGAATTTGTGCTTTAGCAACACGAATAACATCAGATACATTAGCCGCTGGAATAGTTCCCGCGAAAGTACCAGCCGCAAACGGTTGAGCGAATCCAAGTAAACCATTTAATGAAGTACCACCAGCACCATTGATAAGTGCATCTTCGAACGCTTGGTCAAGTCCAGCCATAAGGTCAGCATTGATTTCTGAACGAACGAAAGCAAGGTCAGCCAACATTTCTTTTGATACCTTAACAGTTGAAGCAACTTTCTTAACCTCAACAGATACCTCTTCATAACCTGGGTTTGAAGTTGGTTTTGTTTCACCTTCAGTTACCCATGATGCAGATGTGTTAGCTGTTTGCGAAATGTAAACAACGAACTTAGATGAAGTTGTACCCGTATTAACTACGTTACGAACTTTGATTACTGGTCGAGCGATGTTGTCAACTCCCGGCTCCAATGTAGACAATGCAACAACACCATCATAATCAGCGTTGATTGTAGTGCTTTTCACATCCAAAGAAAGCATTCCGCCCTTTTCAGCAGTATCTTTGATTGCTTCGATGTTAGATACATAAGCGTTTACGATTGCATCAGCAACAGATTTAGGTACAAAACGCGGTTCAACAGCTTTCTCAGCCATTGCCTCAAGTCGCCCTTCCATTCTTGCGATTGCTTTTTCAATTTCTTGGCTCTTTACTTCAAGAGATTTGAAGCCTTCCAAGTCTGTTTTTAGGCTTTCAACCTCGCTTTTTGTAGCAGTTGCGCCCATTTTTTCGTCAAGTAGTCCGTTTATTTTCTCAACTACTTGCTCAGGTGTTAAATTTTCCATTTGCTTTTGTTTTACTTTAACTTGTTTATAACTGTATTCCAATCAAACGCCTCAATCACTTTAACCGGCTCACCTAAATCCAAATGCTTAACATTCTGCGGTTCGGTTTTGGCAAGTGTTAGCAACTTTGCGTTCAAAAACTTTAATTTCATTTCCAATTCGAACAGCCTTTCATCTGTTCCTTTGCCGTTGGTTAGTCCTTTAATGACTCCTTCAATTTCTTTTGCGATCTTATCGGCTACTTCAACGCGATTCTCACCCTTCATTACGTCTACAACATTGGTATGTTCGTTAGCACCAAAGGTAACCGCGCTACCTTCATACAATTTCACCTCTGAAACCATCCAATATCCGCCTTCCTCTTTAGTTGAATCATCAATCCAACGGATTTTGTCAGCCATGTATTGGAATCCGATTGAATGCTCACGTATTATTCCATCTTCATAGTCTAAATACGCATCATTACCCTTAGTTGATCGACCTAATTCACCCACTGCGAACAGTCCTTTATCATCCTCTTCAAGGCTTAACCATTTACCGATTTGCCAATCCCAATCATGATGTCTAAGGAATGCGATTTTACGATTAGATGTGCTTTGTGCGCCTCTTTCCTGTATTGATTTAGCGAACGCACCCTTTTTAATCATGTCATTATCAGCATCTATTGTATCAAAGGTTGATAGGTAAACAGCAACTTGCCGCTTATCGCTATCCATGTCCTTTATATCGGATGCCGCTTTTGTTTTGTATAGGTTATAATCCTTCATTTGGAGTAATTTGTGTTGTTGTTACCATCGCGTTTGCCGTTGTTGGATCATAACCATAGTAATTGATTAAGATATTTACAGCCGTGTTGCGATCTAATCCAGCGGTTACAGCGTTGTTTAGGTTGATAATACCATCTAATCCACCGACAGTACCTTTCAATTCTGTTTGTGCCTGTGCCAATGCCGCCGCTTTCGCATCTTGTTGTGATGCTTGTTGTAATTCTATACCGAAATCCATTGCGTATTGCTCCTGAGTAATCACTCCATCGCGTAAAAGGATGTTATACGTTTCAGCCTTAACCTTATCCGCAGATGCTTTGGTTTGCTCATCATCCTGAAGTACCGGTAAGTGCGAGAAATCCGCTTTGATCGAATAGCCTTGCTCCTTTAACCCTAACTGATGCGCGATTGTATCATACATCTGTTGCGTTTCAGGGATGATCGTGTCTGTATAAACCATGCGAACGCTATCTTTTACGTTGCTGAATGTCGAGCCTTTCTCATTGCTGAATAGGTTTACATTCATTCCGTATGCGTCAATGATAGCCATTTTGTCAGCGTTCAATTCCTCGAATAGTAGTAAGTCTTTAGTTGGATAGGACATCGGTGTCCAATTAACTTGGCTTTCGGTGATCAATAATTCATCCTTAGAACGGTTGTACCAATCCTTTTGAATGGCTGTTTTCTCTTCAGGTGTCATTGGAATAGCACCTCCCATGTCGCTCTTTTGCGCTGATAAGATACCTATTGCACCTATGTTTTCAAGTAGTACATTGCGCTTATGATACGATGCTTTGATGTTTGATAACGGATATTTCAATGAATCTATACGTGAAATCGGTTTAAGGATATTCATCCCATCAGCCGTTGTAATATAGATCATGTCCTCAACCTCGATTATCTCTATCTTATCATCATCATATCTGAACTTGTATCGGTTGATCATGCCACCCTCATCCATTTGCTTTAAGGTCTTGCCTGATGTATCTAACTGAATACGATTTGAAGGTAATGGAACGAGTAAGTTCCTAATGTCAAATGATCGCTTTGGACAGTAACCAAACGCATTAGAGTAAAGCGCATCATTAACGCTGAATGAATACACAACATCCGACCAACTTTGGATTGGATTTGGTTGCTTAGTAAGGTCAACGAACCAATGGTTCTCAACTACATTACCATCAGCATCCAATAACACTGGTTTATTAGAAGCCATCATTGAGGCACGTTTGTCTATAACAGCGCGTAATTCAGGTATATCTAAGTAATGCTGCCACGCGTTATTAGTATCAATCCATACGGCGTTCTTAACACCCCACATTTGATTCATTACGGGGAATATTCTATTCCATTGGTTGATGTACCTATCTTGTCGGTTTTGATCTATACCGAAAAAAGTCTCCCAGAAGTTCAGATTCATCTGATCATATGATTAGATTTTAATCAAAGTTACGATAAATTTTTAAACATAGATTGCAAAAATAAACTTAACCCTGCCAAACAATCAGGCGCATCGTCATGCTTGTTCTTGCCTTCTTTGCTAAATGAGAGCATATTTTCAATAAATGTAAGGCATTGTTGTTCTTCTTTTACTACAAATTGCATCCGTTGGCTGATGAATGCCGACTGCATAATAATGCGTGTAATCTTATTTGTCGTATTGGCAACCTGAAGGATCTTTGTTTTGGTTAGGTTCTGTAAGTTACGCGCAAACATTGCACCCATGTTATTGGATTCAACACGGCAATATGATACGTTCCACTTGTTTAGTAACGCGGCGCATTGTGGTATAGTTAGATCGGTATTGTCTCGGTTGAATACATAATCCACGATGTACGTTTGATTCTTGACTATTGCGGCGATAGCCATAGCAGTGTAATCCATTCCCGTATCGCTCACATCGATATACGCCAGTGTACCTTCAACTTGGTTAGTGCTTATAAACTCGTCAAATTCCTTTTGATTGATGCGTTTGTAATCACTGAATAGTCGACCTTCAATGTCAATAGGTTGCTGTTGGTATTCGGCTAACCATATTTCTTTTGCAGTTCGTTTTTGTACTTGCTTGTACTCATCAGTTGTCATTACAGCCTCGCAGAATGAGTTACCTTGATCATCTAATGCCGGTACGATTATGCTCTTATCGTATATGGTTTCGTTTATACCTCGACCAATTACATCATTAACCGACCAACGTGTTCCGATGTCAATACGTGCGCATCCTGTTTCAAAGCGTGAGTCATGCGTTGATTCCTTCCATTGGATGATCCGATCGTTTACCGTGTCGCTTAAAGCATCCTCAATGCCTCTATAAAGATCATCCGTGATCGCAACATTACTCGCTCCAAAACCGATGATTGTACCGCCAACACCAGCACCAAAGTAACCTACTTGCTTTGATTGGTTAGTGTTCCATCCTTGCAAATTGGCTTTATCATCTGATAGGCTTACATCCGGGAACACGCGTTTAAAGCGTTCATCCTTCAATATTGCACGTACATCGTAACTGAATTTTAGAAATAATGTAGCCGTACACGCGTTGCGCATGACTGATTTATCAGGGTTTTTGCCTAACGTCCACGCGCAAAATAGTGATGTGATGTAAGACTTACCGGCTCTTGGCGGTAATGATACGCTTAGACTCTTTATTTTCTTATCCTCAACCTCCTGAAAAGCCTCGCAAATGTCTTTAACAAAAGGTCGCGCGTGTACAAAATCGCGATCATAGTACCTACAAAAATGATAGAAACTCCTTCTTGCGAGTTCTTGCCGAAGTAATTCCTTAGCCGCTTCTTTATGCTCATTGCTCATCATCTTTGAGTAGGTTAACAATGTCGTCTGTGGAAAGGTGAGAAAGGTCGATATTCGTTTGTTTCTGCTCTACTTGCTGAACAGGCGCACCGTATCCACTATCCATTAATGCTTTATATGCGTGTACATCACCCTCACGCGCTTTTTTGATCAATGCCAACGTCATCAAATCCTCTTGCGACATTGTTTCATTCTCGCCAGTTAATGGATTCTTTAGATTCTGATTAACTTCTAACCAATGCCGCGCTATTGTACTACGGTTTTTTGATCCTTTTGGTCTTCCGTTCGGGTTTCCGCTTTCGCCTTGTTGCCAACGTGGTTCTATTTGTCCTTTTCCTGCCATTGTTCGTTGTTTATTCGTTGTTTATTTAAGTCCTACAAATGCTTTTAAAGGATAGAATACAAGTGAGTTTCTATATCCTCCCTCGTGTGTCGGTATAATCGGTGTAACCCCATGAACATTTCTCCAAGCTGGATAAACTAACATTGAATTATCGCAGCTATCCATTGTAGCACCGTAATCAGGAACCGTTGTATTCCCTCCAGTTGCATTTTGTTTTTTAGCTATAATAACATTTACACAACCTTCTATATTACCAGCATCTCGATGAAAAGGCGCTGATATATTGTAATTTGAAATTGAACTTGTAAATAAATTTCCAAACGTCCATTTTTTATCAACCTTATCTTCAAATATTTGTTTTTGCTTTTCGTATATTTCAGGGGTTAATTCTTGTATTATTTTTTCACTTTCGTAAGCTAATAATAACATAGCTTTTATAAACGTTTGAGCAGTTTTAACACCGTGAACACTTGATATAGTTGCATAGGGTCTTTTCATATGTGGTTTTGGTGGTACACCGCCTAAAATAGTCGAATATTGTAAAACTTCTTTTTCCGTGTTTCCATCTCCAAAACCACTTGACCTTTTCATTGTGCTTTTAGGAACGTTTTTACTTCTTAATTCTTTATCTGCAATATCTGCTAATTTTGCCGCTTTTTCTGAATATTTAGAAATATCTTTAATATAAAATCCTACTGGCTTGTCATTATCATAAAAAATACAATCTTCAGTTATATTGGGTTCTATTGTACCGCATATATCACCAATTTTTACTTCGTGTTTTTGTTGTATTAAATCAATCCTTTTCATAACTTTTCTTTTTCAGCTTTCAAATATTCCATTATCATCCCACCTACATATGCTTCACGTTCCCTCCAAAATTTAACAAGTTCATAAGCGCTTTCGTAATGTTCAGCTTCAAATTCTATTTGTATTGCTTTCTTTACTCCGTTAGCCATATCCAATAAATCATCTGCAAGGTCTTCATCGTCAAGAATTGAATAATCAAGATCCCCTGAAAATTCGGGAACATTCAACCCCCATTCTTCTAACTTTTCAGCATCCCATTCATTTGCTAAACTATCCCAATCCCATTCACCAAAACCCACGTTATCTTTTACTATGAATTCTTGTTTCTGTTCTTCTGTAAGGTTATCCGCCTTTACGATGTATACCTCTTTTAATCCGGCTTCTTTACACGCTTTTAAACGCATATTTCCGCCCAATACAATATTATCTTCATCCACTACAATAGGGCGTATTTCAAGCATTTGTGGGAAGTCTTGTATTGACTTAACCAATTTGCGGAATTTATCGTCTTTGATTATTCGTGGATTATTCTTGTTTGCGTGTATTTCGCTGATCTTTACTTTTTCTGTCTTCATTCCTCGGGGTTTAATCTTTCGAATGCCGTGTTTTCGTACATCCATTTCTTTATTTGGCACGTTGCGCGTTGTTTACGTCTTTGTTGCCTATGTAATTTGTCTATTATGCGTGTTCTTGACTTATTCATAATCAATGCAGATTATAGCATCATCATGCCTCATGTGGTTAGTGATGAAATCAATTGCATCGTAATGTTCTAAGTGTTCCTCTTTCCTTAGTACTTTGATTAGTTTATTAGCCGAATAGATAGGTATTAGCGTGTTTTGACAATAGCCAATGATACATTTGTCGTAATTCGTTGAGTAAACGCGCTCAATCTTATCGTATGTGCTAAAAAAGTCCAATGATCCATGTAATTACATAGTAAATACAAACTGCACCCCAAAAGGCAACAACTCTTATAGTGCTACTGACCATTTCTTTTTGCGATCCGAACCATTTTTGAACACTCTCCTGTGGTAAGTGAGGCAAGAATAGTAGTATTATCTTATCCATGTAGTACATTGCCGCGAATAACGGTAGTAATGTAATTCCAAATGCAACTTTCAATTTTTCTTTCATATCATGCGTGTTTTTGGTTAAAAAAGAAGGGGGCTAACTGTGCGGTGCTTATAGAGTAGAATGTCAAATGTGCCCCCTTCAACCTAACCGTTAAACATAAACTATTGACAAATATAATTCAATTTTCCGTACCGTACTTCATGATCAGTATATCCCACCACAATATCCACTCATCTTCGTACCACTCATGAGGCACGGGTGATGCCTTTACCGATAGTATTGGGATGTGATTGGTTCTAAGGTAATTTAACAACAAAGGAAGGCGCAAACCTTCCCCTGTAATCTTGAAACCGGTTAAAATGTAATCTTCATAATCATGCGTGAAAACAACGTACATATCATCTTTCGCGAAATCAGCGAGTAAGTTACGTATCTCCATTTTGCTCGGCGGCATGATCATAATTGCAATTTAAACTTTTTTCGCTAAATAATTACCTATTTTTTCAAGTGTTGATGTATGAAGTCCTTTTTGCTTTTCATTCATGTACACCCAAAGTTGAGCCTGATGTATTCCGGTAGCCTTAGCAAAAGCCGTTAAGGTCATGTTATTGGCTTGTAAATGCGCTTTGATCAATTGGCGCACTTTGTTATTGATGTTAATAAGATCATTTGCTTTCATGCTTAGAATGGTAAAAGGTTATCCCCTTCTTTCGTTAATTGATCTAAAATTCTTAATCGTTCAATCTTTTGTGACGTACTTTCCATCATGCGCTCTTGATATGGTTGCGTGTTTTCTTGCTTCACTTGTCCAGCCATTTCAATCGACCAACCTTTGATTGTGTTGAATACCTTTTGCCCATCTTGCCCATTCCATATTCGACCATCTAAGTTAATGCCAATAGTTACTTTATCACCAGGTGTTACGCTATCCAATAATGCGCATTTGTCATTTACAAATTGTATTTCGATTGTCTGAGGGTATTTATCGCCATGCGTTAGCCATAGGTTTCTAAATGTGAATTTCTCTGATTTCACGATCTTCTCGCTTACTTTAAATACTTGTCCACTTACTTTTAATTGTTCCATTTTACTTTGTTATTATTTGATTACTAAATCGGTTTTTCGGCGATTAGCCTGATGATTTTTTTTTATTATCAAGCTATAACCTTAATTAAATACTGTTTTTTCTTGTTTTTTAATGCTACACCCTGAAAGGTATAAATTATGCGTTTTTCTATACTTGATTACCTTATCGGGTATAAAGTAGGCAACTCAAAAGGTAGTTGTTTATTACCTCTGCTGGGTGACACCCCAACACTTGCTGCCTACTTAGTTAATCAAACGTCAACCCATCCTCACGAAGTAACTCGTACAGTTTATCCCTTGCCTCATCTAGTGCCTTGTAAGCATCTTCAGGTAGATTATCTTCATATTTCAGCCTACCTCTTAAATACTGGTCAAATTGCCATGCTAACGAATACCATTTCATGCCGTTCAAACACATCTCCATTTCGTGTTTGTCTTCAATGGTGTCAAATTCTATTGTTACTTTTGCCATAATTTGTTAAGTTATTTCTTTACATTTTATTCTGATTTAAAGGTTTCGTTGTAGTATTGTTCTGGTAATTTACTTCCTCCTATACATTCATCATTTACGCCATCATTAAAAGCATCCATTATCTGCTCTTTCTCCATTTGTTTGGCTTTATCTAAGACTTCTTGAGGTATTCCAATTAAAGCACCTTCACCAAAATTTTCTATTCTCCATTTATTTAATTCTTCAAATGCAAATTCTACTGCTGTCTGTTTTACTTGTTCCATAGTTCGTGTTTTAGTGGAAAATCATTAATTTCTTGTTGTTTCTTATCCGTTCCTTCCAATTATCAGATTCGTTCTTGTAAGCCTCACATACAGCGCGTACTTTACCAAACGTATTCTTGTCCTGTAACAGCTTTTCTGCTTTCTTTTGACCTATACCATGTACGCCTTTCACATTGTCGCTTACATCGCCCGTTAGCATCATTGTAAACTGCATCATTTCAGCTTCTGATTCCGTAACATATCTAAACCCTTTGCGCACCTTTACGAATTGTCCAAATTGATCAACCATATACTCACCGTTTTCATCCTTTACCTTCATTTGGTAGTAATCGTAATGAATGCCGGGTATTTGTTTAAGGTCTTTATCAATTGAACATATAATGTAATCGTATTGGTTCATCAATTGCGTGTTAAAATAGATAAGATCATCAGCCTCGTATTCATCAGATGCAAAAGAACCATCTAAATAATCCAATAGATAAGATCGCAATTCATTTACCCATCGGTTAGATTTACGGTTGGCTTTGTACGTTGGATCAACATCTTTCCGGAAGTTACGCTTACACTTGGTGAAAAAGTACTTTACAACCGATGTTTGGTATTCGCCTTCAATCTCATTTAGTATATCAAAGGCGATCTTTTCAAAGCGATCATAACCGCGCTGTAAGATTTCCAACTCAATTGAAAAGCGTGTTTCACCTTTACGGATCATTTCGCGTAATTCACCGAATGTTACCACTCTATACATCGCCTGATAAATAAGCGAATCAGCATCAAATAATACTACTTTTGGATTCATACATCAATCATGTTAAGGTCATGCTGTTGTTCAGCGGTAAGCGTGAAATTGTTTTTTAGGTCATTGATTGATGCCTCACCTCTTGCAATAGCCGACAATGCTTTTTGAAATCTTTCATTGTTAATTAATGGCTTGTTTTCCACTGCACCCTTACGCGCTTCATTGCCATCGTCATCAATCGCCTGAAGACTCAAAAGTGATTGTAAACTTGCTCTGCGAAAGTACGTCACGGCAGCAATTCGTTTTTGGGGATCGCTTATTTCCGGAAGTATCAATGAAGATGTAACCATATCACCAGTTTCGCAATCGATTATTTGTGTTTCTACCATGTTACCAATACAAGGCTGTAATATAATCAATTCGTATTTGTGTAGTGATGGCTCAACCGCTTCCAAAATGCTGTTTAAATCAGCGTATTTTGATTTGAAAAACGGGTTATCGTTACCCTTAACTACCTTACCGATCTCTTGTTTTGCCTTCCATAACTTAAAATAGATGTTATTACGTTGGCTTTTGTCCTCAAGTACTTGCTCGAATGCGTCTAATTCTTGTTTTTTTCGTGTCATGATTTTAGTATTTTACTGTAAATAAATTAAGTCCAAAGATGCGCAACTGAAACATACGCGTTTTTACATCGATTTTAGCCGTTTTAACGCGCTTTACTGGTGGCGGTAATAGTGATTGTTCATGGTGATCGATAAACTCGCTTACAAGGCTTGTGTCGGGTTGTGGCTTGTATTCGTAATTTACAACTGTTTCGGTTTTTGGTTGTGGCTTTTCCCATTCAAATGATGGTTGAACTTGTTTAAGTGTTCTTTTTGGTGCTTTACTTGCGATTAATTCACGTACTTGTTCAGCCATTTGCAAGGTAGGGTATTCAGCAATCCAACGGTTACCATTAATCGAATAACGAATAAGGTGTAATTCTCTTATTGCCGTGCTTATTGAATTACTTGCTTTATGCTTTAAGCATATTTCTTTTAAAACGCTTGTTTCGTCTTTTTTTAACGAATCATGAATATCGATCAATACATTCAAGTACCGTTCTGCAATTCCTTTTTTTGGTCTTTTCATTCTGTTTATGTTTTTCGTTTTGTCAAATATACAACATTTTTAATACGTTATACATTTTAGTAAAAAAATTATAGATTTTTTATCTTGGCTTTGTAGGTTGCGATCAGGTCAGTTAGTTCGTCAATAGTCCATTTCTTTGTTTCATGCGCAATTTCATGCAATGCAAGTAACCGTTTACCGCCTATACGCTTTTCGATTCCTATTTGGTAGTTCAGTAAATTACCGCTGAGAAAACTATTGCAGTGTTCACATTGTAAGTGTACGTTGTCTTCGTTAAACCTGACGTTTGAATGACCGCCTTGTGAAAAATAATGTCCAGCGTTTGCTTTTTTAGGCTCATTTCCGCATGATATACAGCTCATTCCTTTGTCACGTTCGCGGATGTACTTGTTAAATACTTGTTGCGCTATTTTAAGGTAGTCCTGTAATGACATTAGTTCTTTTTTCAACCGTGTTTTTTTAGCCTTCCATTGCTTTTGCTTTTCGGTTTCAATCCAAACACGAATACACTCCTCGTTCATGCAGTACTTTTGGTTGAATCTTAAAGGCTCAAATTTTTCTTTGCAGTTTTTACATCTCATAACTTACTTAACCATTGTTCATAAATATTACTTGCTATTTGTGCGGTCATTACAGGCGGCACACTCATTCCAATAAGATAACCAGATTTTACATCTAAAAAATTGTAATCATTTGGATAACTCCCACCTTTACATAATTCGCTTTTAGATAATGTTCTTTTTTCATCATATAACATATTTTTTTCACTACCAGTAATTGTGTTTAATACTTTATTCAAATGAAGATATTTAACTGAAAAAAATTTATCAACTCCTTCAACACGCATAGTTGTATCACTCATTGAGTATTCAGATATTATTTTTTTATCCCACATATTACCATAAGAAGGCGGGATTGATTGTTCACCTTTTGCATTTTTTTCATAAATTTCTTTAAATAAAATTTCTTTTTCGTTAAATTCCATTTCAATTTTTGGAATTTGTGTAAACATATCTTGCCAATGTAAAAACTGATTTGCTAAATCTTTTCTTAAACAAATAAAAAATACTCTTTCTCGCCTTTGAGGTACTCCCATTTTTGAAGCATTCAATAAAAAGTGTTGGCAATAATATCCAGCTTGATCAAATGCAATGTAAATTTTTCTAACATATTCTTTTGCATTTCCTAAAAGCAAACCTTTTACATTTTCAGCAACAACAACTTTTGGTTGTAATTCTTTTGCAAGATCAATAAAATCAAAGAATAATGTATCCAAAACTTGTTCCGCTTGTCCTTCTCGAAACACCTTTTCTTTTCCCCAATCTTTTTCACGATTGCCGGCCATTGAAAAACTTGAGCAAGGTGGCGAACCATCTAAAATATCCAAATTGTATAAATCTTTTGGTAAATCTTTTCTTTTGGCAAAAGTTGTAATTGATTCTAAAAAAGAATATTTTGGATTATGATTTACTTTATAAACCTCAATCATTTTTTTATCAATATCATTGTGGCCAATAACATCAAATCCAGCTAATTTATATCCCATTGTTGATCCACCACCACAGGCAAAACAGCTAAATACCTTACCCTTATCTTTAGTAAAAACAGCATCTTTTAATGTCCAATTATAATTAAATTTATGTTTCATATTCCTTTGATTAAATGAGTGTTCGTGTTTTCCAACTGCTCAACTTTTCTTGACAGCTCCATGTTTTCACGGTGTAAGTTGTAGTTTTGGCTTATAAGGTTGCGTATTTCCTTTTCGCATATCATCAGATGTAATAATACGTGCTTCATGCTTTCCAAGTGTTTAGATGAGCCTTCAATAAATGGCTTTGCTTTTTCTTCATCAACTGATTTTAGCCTATCTAATTCGTGTTTAAGGCTTCCAATAATTGCGCTTGTTGATGTCTGCGCGAGTAAGTGTTCTAATTCTTCAATCATAACTCTTGTATTTCGTTTTTAACTTTCAAATAGTATTCTTCTAATAAATTACCTAATGCGCCTGTGTCAAGTATCTCATCAACTGCAATTAAAGCGCACTGTTTTGCCATGTTTAAAAATAAATATTCGGTTGGCGGTATACATCCATCTCTGTTAAATGGATTTCTATACTTTTTTACTATTGCTTCTGCTTTTTCTTTTGGTGTCATAATTCTTGTTTTTAAAATGGGCAATCTTTTACTATGTGGTTTAGAGTTGTTTGTGGTTCGTTAAAGTAAACCATTTTTTCAACATTCTTTTTCGCATTTTTTGGTGTTGCAAATATCTTGTGATGGTTCTGTAAAAACATTGTATCCTCAACCTCGATGTCAAAGTAACGAAATCGGTTTACATCAAAGCGTAAATCAATCTTACCGATCTTACCAATGGCTCTTGGTTTAATCTTGTTAAAGTAAATTTCTGCAATACCGCTATCCAAATCCTCACGGTGTACCGTAATCATGCACTTGCCACTATTAAACCATTCAGAGCCTCCTTTTAAATCATATGGAACCGGAGGCTTACGTTTGCCGTTTTCCTTTTCCGTTAGCTTCGGGTGAATGATCGTGTGCAAATGTAAATCATTATCCTCAGCGATTTGGTTTCTGTAAGGTAAAACGAATTCAAGATATTGCGCATAACCTCCAAATTTATCGTATGGATGGCTAAGATCCTTCCAACTGTCAATTGATGCCGTGTGTAATCCTTCCGTGTTTTTGATCCTAACTGCCATATCCCAAAACTCCATTGGTGTCATTTTTGCTTTTACATCTTTGCGTGTAAGAACCAAAAAATGGTGTGTAATCCAATCGACCTCTTTGCGAATATCATCGTCACTTATCGCATTGCTTACAGATGGATTAAAACTCTTGCCCGTTTTTTTATGGATAAGGTCAGCAATAATTTCAACATTACTACCTACATCCGGAAAGTAAACCAAATGCCTCCATCCATACCACATTGAAGTGTTCATTAGTAACTCCATTAGAACTTGAGTTTTACCGCTCATAGGGTAACCAGTCCAATCGGTAACATTGCCTAATTGCATCGAATAATGATCGTGTAACTTATCCCATCCCAAGTACATTCCTTTTTCATGGTAGTTGTTTCGGTAGTGAGATAGTTTTGTAATTACATCACTTGCTTTGGTTATTTCGTATCCATTATCCATAAGGATCAAATTTAGGTTTCTCCGCTTTGCTGACTGCCGTTCCGAATTTAACACTTTGTTTTGACCATGTGTTTAGTCTTCGTTCAATTGACCAAGTCTTTTCCATTTCGTATTTCATTTTGGTTTTACGTTGGTTAGGTTCAGTCCAGTAGAAATAAAATTCGTTCAACATTTCACGACCATACGTCTCAATGTAAGGTTGAAGTAATGCAGCAAAATCTTTTTTGCGGCTATCTATATTATATTCTTCTTTCTCTTTCTCTTGTACTTGTACTTGCTCTTGTGGTAAGGGTTCCTTTAAGGGACTCTCATAGGCACCCTCTAAGGGTTCCTTTAAGGGTTCAGTTTTCTTTGGTGTTTTTAAACCATAGTTATAACCTTCCAATTGCTTTTTAATTGAATGTAATTGACCAATGTAGGCGAGTTTTGCAATAGGTAGTTTTGGCTCTATTAATTCACCAGTAAATTGAGCATGGCATATGCACATTAAAAACTCGGCGCGTTCCAATTCAGGAAGCAATATGGCAACATCATAATAACTGCGGTAAAAATTAAATGCTTTTCTCATTTTACCTATTATTAATTCATTTGCTTATGTAGTAAATGCAATGCTCCAATTAAATGGTAAATGTCCTCTTTTTTCAAAGATGAAGTTTTCCAAAATAACTCATCCTTGTATTTTACCGAAAACATAACTGTATCAAAACAATCGTCATCTTCTGCCTTGCTTAGTTCAACCTCTAATTCTGAATGCGCATTGTCAAATTTGTAAATCATAACATTAAATTTTTTAAATAAAAAAACCCCTTAAATCCTTTGGGGCTTCACGTCCAAATTCATTAAGAGGTTCAATAACATCTTTAGGTTCTATAATGTGAAGCCGAACCGTTTACAAATATACAAATTTAATTGTACATCCCGTTATGTATTTTTTCTTTGATCAAAAGCAAATCGTTGAAGTCTAAGCAACTTAACACATCGCTGTATATGTTTAACTGTACTTCTTGATTCATGATTTTAAACGTAGTCTTTACTGGCTCAACCGCTAACTTATAAGGCAAGTCGTTCACCTTAACAAAGTAATCGTGATTCTTAACCGCATATACAACCGCTGAATGATCTTTATTGAATAGTTCGCCAATCATTTCAAATGTGCATCCTATTTGCCGAAGTTTAGCCATCATGTAGAAACGGCGATATACAGTTATTCTAACTCTACTTTTACCGGCTAACCCGTACATTTCGATTACACGTACTGCATTCCTTACTTTTCTGACGTTGCTGTCCATTAGCTTTGGTCTATTGTACTTTTTTCCTATTTTCATAATTTTCACGCGCTACACAATAATTTAAATAAAGATCAAGATTAAATGATCCACCCTTTGCACCCTCTGACGTATGCCCTTTTCGCCACCATTCCATGACCTTAGTAATTGGTAATGTAACGTGTTTATGTTTTCTTGTTAAATCCTCAATCATAATCCTATTCGTTTTAGTTTTTCAATATAAAGTACCGCATCCATTAATTCATCCTGTAAATGCTG